GTCTCAGCGCTGGATGCCGTACCTTCCAGCAGTCGTTTCTCAACCAGCTTCATCGCCAGGTTGATCATATAGTTTTCTTGTGCTTCCGGGGTTCTTGCAGGCCGCGAAGTTGCAGCCGACATTTCGCCCGGAGCAGACTTCTTAGGTTTCATTGCAATAACCTCGTTTCACATTCTTATTTTGCTTTTGCAAGGGTTCATGGGAGTCGCAGTAGTACCAGTTAAGCCTGTCTCATTTGAAAGGAGAAGAAAAAGCAGATCATGCCCAATGGAGGTTGAACATCGTGAAAGCCCTGAACCCAAATATATAGGAGGATACTACTCCCATGAGCCCTTGCAAAAACCGCCGAAGCCCCGGTCTACACCCCAGAACCTCGGCAATTATGTCCCGTTTCGACTTGACTGCACATACAAATGCACTTATACTTATCTCGGAGGTTGACCTGTAACTCATTTGAATCGTTCATTCTACTAAGAAAGGTGGTGATATAGAATGGACGATACAATTCGGATTGATAAAGTCACTTACGATGACTTTACCAAGGTCAAATTTGCTCCTGTATCTCGTGAAGAGATCTTGGAGAATATTACGAAGACTCTCCTGTGGATTACAGATAAGTGCAAAAAGCTGGAGTTAGATCGAACCGTATAAAATATAAAAACGTCAGTACCTACATACCGCGTGGATACTGGCGTTTTTTCTTCTTAAAGCCCAAATATCAATTTTCCCTCCGGGGAAATATCAAAGACCGGCGCGATTTGAGAGGGGGTGTCGATTTTGGGACCCCCTCCCTATGGTTTACGCGGTTTGGCCGAGCGTGTCCTCGTCGGGCACGGTGATCTTGAGCTTCTTGTAAATGTTTATCGGGTCAGCAGCAACGATCTTGTCGATTGCCTTCTCAATTTCATAGGCATTTTCGTTGTCCGTGAACTGAGATGAGGTCTCGGCGATCCTCATAAGCAAACCGGAAGAGTTGTAGCCGTGCTCGACATCATACTGATACCACTTCTCGAACTCGTCGTACGGACTGTACGGGTTGTCAAAGGTGGTGAGAAAGCATCGAACCATTATTCAAAGCCTCTTTCTTAATTGATTGTTATTTGTTGAGCGCACTGTAAACCGTGGACTCCGGAACACCGCAGGCCTTGGCGATTTCAGCATAAGAATAACCGCTTCTCAGCATTGCGTTTGCTTTGGACATCTTTGCAGAAGTCATAACAGCAACATTTTTCGGCATTGCACGTTTTACAATTTCATCGGAATCAGACGAATTAAGGAATTTCGTCAACATATTGTCGGAAATTGCGCCAGCCTGAACAGCTTCCCATTCCCTGTCCGTGAAGGTAATCTTGGACTTGCGTCCGCTTGCGCCAACAGAATCGCGAGCACGCTGCATCTCAACAGAAGAGATCTTCTTGATTTCTTTCTTGTCAATCGTAGGATCCAAGCCCTGTTCCTGAATCTTCGCCTTAATATTGGCGTTCGCAATCAGCATCGCTTTGCGCTCCTTAGGCTTGTTAGCGACCATGTTGTTATACTTCTCTTTCAGGGAGGCAACCTCAGGCGCATAGGTCTTGGCCGCTTCAGGGTTACGCTGGATGCCCTTCATGTTGACCGCCTCTTTGCGCGCCTGGTTGGCCATGGCCTTCAGCTTGTTGGAGAAGTCCGCGTACAGGTTCTCTTGGATGGTGCCAGAAGACAGCGTGCGCGCATCCTTCGTTTCGGAGATCAGACTGACTGTATCCTCAGCCTTACGTTCCTTACCCGTCTTGGGGTCGGTGAAGGTACGTCCACTTTCTTTGTAGATGTATTCGCCTGTTTCCTTATCGACTCGAACACTGCCGCGACGCTCGGGCACACGAACCGTCTGCTTACGGCGAGACAGGAGCGTGGATGCGCCACCATAATGTGTAGCACCTTCCTCGTCCACACGAATCTGCCACTTCTGCTTCAGCTCGGGGATACCGTTTTCGCGCTCAGAGCGCTTATAGTCCAGCTTATGCTTTTCTGCATCGATAACAACCATGGAGTGCTTAACGGCACGTGCAAGCTCGTCCTCATCAGCACCTCGCAATGTCATATCAGTGATGAGGTTGGAGATCACGCCCATTTCGCGCTGCTTCTCCTCTTTCTTCATCAGCCTGACATTGTTCGGATTGCCTTCAGGAACTGCATAAGCGGTCTTGGGATCGAATCCTTCCAATGCTTTCAGCGCACGAGTAGACTTAATGTTGACTTTGTCAGTAACAGGGATTGCCATAACCGTGTCGCCATCGAAGTCCGCACCAGACAGGCGCTCTGCAACCTTTGCATTGATGCCGATTGCATCCTGAATTGCACCGAGATTCCGCTTACCGCTGACATTCTTGTTGTTGACAGTCACAATGGGAATCTCAAAGGTACCTGCATGAGGATAACGGATCAGTGCAAGCCGAGTGCCGTTCTCATAGGTGGGGCAATACGCCTCTGTCTCCTTGATCTTATTGATCGGCAGGATAACCTTCGTGGACTGCCCCGGGAAAGCAGATGCCTTCAGGGTCATGGACGTTCCCTCAACCGTATCAGCAAAATCGTTGAGCAACTTCTTTTTAACCGTAGGATTATCGTACCGCATGATTTCATCATATTGGGCTTTGTAATCCGCGACAGTAAGGTTAAGCTGGTTCTCGATCAGCTTCTTGGGCTGCTTGGAAAGGAACTGAGAAGAGACGTTCCGGGACATCGTATCCCAGTCGCCCTCTTCTTTCAGCTTGTTGATTGGCGAGAGGTGCTCTTTGCCATCTTCGCCGATATACATGCTCTGTCCGTTGGCCTTGATAGCTGCGCCAAACGGGTTATCAGGATCCGCTTTTGCTTCCTTGAGGACCTTCATTTTAGGCGTGCCAGAAGGCTTATTGGTGTTGAACATAACGTCCACACCATCCGGCAGATCATCAGAATAGACTGCCATGCCCTTCAGATAATGGTCACCGTCAACGAGGATACGAACCTGCGCATAATGGCTCTTGCCGAGGTCAAGGTCGGGCACACCACGGCGAATCTCCATAACACCGTCTTTGTCCAGACCGCCTTCATCGCCATAACGAATTGCGACTCGACTGGAATCCAGACTAGAGGGGCGCTGAAGCTTCGTGAAGGTCTCGCCGCCATCATCAGAGTGGTAATCGCCCAGAGAATCGATCTGATCCTGATGCTGATAAGCATACTTCTGGTCGAACTCCGGCTTTGCGAGAACCGTGATGTTCGTCTGCTGACGGACATTGGTCGGCTGTCTGATACCAACGCCATAGCGCTGGTAGCCATATTCTGCTTCCAGAATATAAGCAGCCTCGTCCAGCTTACTTTCCGACACTCCGAGGACCTGATTTGCACCCTCAGAAATATCAATCATGCCCTTCTTATCGACCTCTTCTTTCAGAGTCGCGGCAATCTTCTCAGCCTGGCTGGCTTTTTCGCCAATCGCATTGTTATACTTGGACCTCACGCTGGACTCGCTCATGCCGAGCTTGTCGCCAATTTCCTTCCAACCAAGACCGTCATCCTTCAGCGCACGAATCTGATCGTACTCCAATGCCTTACGGTCATGGCCTGCTTTCTGACGTGCAGTGCGGAACTCGGTCAGGCCCATCTTATACTCGTCAGGAAGAGAGTCGTTGATGGTCTCCAGGATTTCCTTCTCCGAGAGGCCCTTCTTTTTAAGCTCCTCTACACGAGACAGGAAATCGCCGGAATGCTGATACGGATTATCGCCGGAGCCCCAAGGATAGCGACCAGAATGCCGCTTGGTACCATAGTGCTCCAGGATATTGCTTTCGGAAGTGATGCCAAAATAAGAACGGAGGTCTTTTTCAATCGGATTCATGCTGCCACTCCTAACAAAATATCAGTGATGATCGGGTCGAACTCTTTGATTTTAGCGATGACGGGGCTGATTTCCTCTTCAGTGGGGTTCTCGACCCAAACTTCATCGTTCTGGTAGATACGGAGCTCCATCCGAATATCTTTCGGGTGGTATCCGTACTCCAGACAGAACAGAGCGGCATAAATATAGAGCTGCTCCATATGTGCAGGAACAGCTCCGGTTTTTAAGTCGTGGATGCGAAGGAACCCATCGTTGAACGAAATGGCATCCGCAGTTCCATAGCAGTTGTCGCTGTAATACAGCACCTGCTCGGTATCCATGCGGAAACCAATGGCATCGTTCACGTAGGTATTAAGGGTTTTCTTGTTCTTCGGCAGTTTTTGCTTCAGATCAATGCACTCTGCTGCAAATGCGTGCAGCCGTGTTCCCCGTTCCTTCGCCTGGTAATTGAGAACTGCATTGGTCAATCTATCTGCGTCATAGTTCAACCAATGGTAGTTACTTGCTCCGAGGAGGGCATGTTTCCCCGTGAGCCTCGAATGATCTCGCCAGTTCATTAAGAACTTCCTCCTTGTTTTCGGGATAGATAAAGGCCGCAAAACTCATCTCATCCATCTGCTGAACGTAATAGTCCTGATTTGGACGATGAGATGCACTCGCTGACTTCTTGCCCTCCAATGCGCCCCATGTTGTGCCGTAGAGAACCAAGAGATCGGGGATTCCCTGAATCTCGTTTGGGTCAAGATGGACAACCATGCAGCCGGGAAAGCGTTCTTTCAGCTCCCTTATCAATCCTGTCTTGAATTTGTTTTCGAGCATGATACAACCTCCAAAATAAGAGGAATAGTGCATCCTGAGACGCATTCTATTCCCCCCATAAAAGGGGATGTTTTTCTCGCGTGAGTTTTTAGAAAAAAATGTGAATTTTTAGGAATTTTCAGAGAAAAAGAAAAAGCCCCTGCATTTTTCGTGCAGAGGCAATGCCGTGGCTATATTAAATTAGGTGAAAGAAATCAATCTCGTATCCCGGCGCACCAGCAAGGAAAGCTCGACTACCATCGTCATCTTCCATATATTTGTACTCTCCGTAGTCTTCATCCGGCTCAAGGTTACAGGTCATATAATCATCCGGATTGATACTTCTGGAAACGTCTTCCGCTTCGAGGTGTGCCCCGCATTTAGGGCAGTCCCATTCGAGCTCACGAGTTTCCACCATTGGCTCACCACAAACACAAATCGGACGTTTCGTATGAACCTCTGCAAATTTATTCGCAAAGCATTCAACTTCGTTTCCATATTGGTCAGTTGTAATCCAATGTTCAATACCGTACTTATCCATAACTTTTCACCTCATATATGTTAGGAGTGCTACGTTCGTACATGGTGCTTTAAGAATACACTATTTGGCGCTCTTTTGCAAGGTGGAAATGGGTAAAAACTCGCTGTGGCCAAAAACCCGTTTTTTATCCTCTATTACTATATATATTTTTTCATTTTTTTAAGTAAGTTAAAGAAAAAAGTGGGTTTTTGGCCAAACGGCATATTTTTAACGTATTTACGTTAAATTTTGTGGCCATTTTTATAAAAATTTTGTGGCCACAAAGTGGGTTTTTGGCCACAAAAATGGCACTTTTTGACGTTTTCTCGAAAAATCCCAAAAATTGCGAAAAATAAAATGGGCAGAAATGGGCATGAGATTACCCTTTTGACTTAACATAAGTTTCAAAAATGTCAAGTCCTCGATCAATGGCGCTTTCTTTTTCTGGAGTTATATAGCTCATAAAAAGGCAAAAAGCGATTAAGCAAATAAAAAACAAAAGGAACCATTTCCAGTTTTTCTTTAGAAACTCATCATTTTCTTTCCTCTTCCGCTCCTCAAACTCCATCTTCTTAAGCTCAAGTTCTTTCGCATCCTTGGACTCTTGGATTCGTGCTTCATCCACAAACCGATGCGTCTCCTGATAGTCATCGAGCCGAACTTTCGTCCCGCAGAACTCACAGAACATGAAATCTCGGTTGTCATCCTTCACCGTAAGATCCGCACCACAGCCAGGGCATTTTACCGTCCGTGCCATAAAAGCACCTCCTATTCGTCATGTATTTAGGATATCATGTGCTCTGCCCATAGTCAAGTAAATCAGGGCGGCCTCACCCAAATAACATTTTTATCCAGTTTCATACCTTAATCCTCAATCTCAAACATCACATTCTCCGGTGAGATGATCGTATCGCACTTCTTACCCTTGAACCGAAACCTCACAAACTGGTTCGTCAAACCGGAAATTTTCTCAACCAGTCCGTATTCACCACTAAAATTAGCCACGATCTTAGCCCATACTCTCCCCTGCTTGGCCAGCTCGTTAAATTCACCCGCGGTCATTACCCACACTCACCTCCGTCATCAAACTTCTCCCCACCGCATACAAGAATTTCTTCAGCGACAGCACCTTAATATCGTACGTACTCTTCAAATTCTCCAGCTCAATATTAACCCCACCAGAGCGATACTCCGCCATATCCAATGCATACCGCATCCGGCGATCCGCAACACCAGGGCTGCAATTGAACTTATCTGCCAGTGATGCCTCGATATCCCTCATGGACATAAATCGGTGCGAGTTCAAGTCATCGACGACCATCTCCACCGCTTCGCCCATCAGCTCCCCGCCGAAGGTCAGCATGGGAACCTTCAACTTAGCGAGAAAATCATACGTTCTTTGCTGCATTTCTTATCACCGCATCCTTTCCCACTTAGGTTTTCATAATAGCATTTGCTGCATGAACCAGATATGTGGTACCGTCAATCGTGATTTGCAGCTGATCTCCTTCGTAGTCAGTCCAGTTGTCCACTTTGCCTTGAACAATAGTTCCATCGGGCAACTTAATCTGTGCCCAGGAATAGGTAAATGTCGTATCAAACACCCTATAGTTTCCGCAACTGCATAGCCCGAGGCAGCCAACAAGCATCATCAGACATGCAACGACGCAAATAATACGATTTTTCATAGGTAATCACCTCAACCAAATATCATGTAAATCAAAAGCAAGAACCATCCTATATATCTGATGATTCTCTGTTTTTCTTCGCCAATGTTCTCAGCAAAAGACATTCCAATTGCGATAGCTTGCAAAATAATGCTTGCGAGCAGCACAATTCGCATCACTTCACCATACTTCCTTTCCGTGTCTGGTCATCCGCAGGCCAGTACGTGTAGATATCATCGAACACCACCGGGATCTTCTTCTGAAGCTCCATCAGCAATGGGCACATCAGCTCACGCATCTGAGGATGTGCTGCCACAGGAGTACGCAGCTTGAAGATGTTGCGCCACTCGCGGTAGTTGGCCGTCACCACGATCTCGGTCTTCAAGCACAGCGGCAGTACACAACGGGCCTGTTCGGGACGCATACCATTAGCGATCATAAGCTTGTAGTCCTTTTCGGCATAAGTCATGGCTTCAAGGAACGAGCTCTTGATCGTAACCTCGCTATCGTTCAGTTCACAATACTGCTCGCCACGAATATAAGAAGGCCAGATAAACGTCAACTCCCCGCCAAACTTCTCCTTCGAGTAGTTGCAGTACCGTGTGCTCTCTTGCGCAAAGCTCGCAATACGGTGCCGTGCCAACTCGTTGGCAATGGCCCGGTCACAGGTAAACAGCACGGACAGCTGCGAATGCTCCAGCATAGCCTCATGCCCCTGCTTCACCAGAAAGCCCACCAGTTTCTTTGCCGACTCACCATCCGGCGTGATCTTGTCCTCGCTCTTGTAGCAGACCCGGGCCACCCGCTCGATCTGCTGGAGCTCCTTAATGCCTCCCTCAGAAATATCAGTGAGGATTTCGTACTTAGGTTCAACGATTTTCATAATTAAATCTCCTTTTCATCAATGAATCAATGATTTCAAGCTGCCGCAGGCTCTTTCCATTACCTCTTTGGACCACCATGCTGATGCCAGTATCCTCGATTGGGATAATGTATCCAAGATGAGCCAGTTGCTTATGGTCGCAAGTTTCCACCTTCGGACACTTCTGGCATTTAGGTGCAAGTATCGTAAGTGCTCCGAAGTCGTTGTTCATGTTGTCCACTCCGATATCATTTTGCATTCCCAATCCCCACAGATATCACCCGAAGCATGTTTCTTTGCAAACGCCATGCCCTTCTTGATGGCCTCCTGCTTATTTTCTGCTTTGACTTCAAAAGCCTGATGTCCACCACCATTGTCGGTACATTCAAACCAAAATGTGTACTTCATATATCAGCCAGCCTTTCTCTATCAGGATCTCGCAAAATAGAATCCCAGTTTATAATAAGTTTCCGTAAGCCATGATCATCTGCTATTGGGTTCATCGTTTCTTCGTCATATTGCATTATGACACTGCCTGCTTTATCGCATCCAAATCCGCAATTCCGACACTGAATCTTATACTTGATTTCCAGGCTTGTCCCAGTGGTCGCTGTTCCGTATACAGTTGGCCTCACTTTTGAATAGCATACCGGACAACATCTCATATAAAATCCTCCAAAATCGAGTTAAGCAGAATCTCCAGCACCCGGTTTATGCCCGCCACCACTCGATATGGCCACGGTTCTTTCGGTTCCACCCGGGCAGAGGTATCAGACTTTCTCAGCGCACCATAAAGCCACCTGTCGAACTGCCCAAGTGAAATATCATTCTCCATGCACCATTCACGGGCATCTGCGTAGCTAATGTCGCCATTCATGCAAAGCTCGACCACATCACGCAACGTAGCGTTCGGCTTGATCAGGATATCTTTTTGAAGCTCGTAATCCTCAAAATACAAGTCCTCGCGTGACCCATCAGCCCTGTGAATAACTTGCGCAAAGGGGTTGCCATCCGCATAAAGCGTTGTAATATCCTCATCAATGTCGATTCGAGGACAGTCGTACCTCCATATGGCCTCAACAACGTCTTCATAGTCAATCATATCGCACCTCACAGCAGAATCCGGAACAGGATGAACCAGATCACCTTCAGCGTGAACGCAATTATAATCAGCCACGCGCAAATAACCAGCGTTGCCGCCAGAATATGACCCAGCATATGGCCGATTTTTTCCCAAGTATTATTAGTCACCGATATCCACCCTTTCAAATCCTGTAAAAACACCGACACCAATATTTCCATTATCACAGATGTGAACAGCCTTGTGGTACATCAATTCTTTTGCTTTATTAAATGCTTCCTCTTCATTATGATAGCGATTACCCACTTCAAACTCTCGCTCACAGAAATTGCAGAAATATGTAGGGCAGTAGAAAGTTGTCATACCACACACCTCCTCGCTGCATCCAGACGGCTCTCCGCAGCGTTCAGCTCGAAGATAGCAGCCGTGATAAACTCCGGATCGCAGTTCTCAAAGTGGTTCCGGGCCACCTCAAGATCCCGCATGGCATCTTTCAGCGTGTTGACTGTCGAAACCATCGGCTCTGTCCAGAGTATCTTTTTGACGAAATCAACGATTTTGCGCAGCATTTCTACACCTCCACATCTTTGTAACCTGACGAGCCGTGAGCCAGCCCTCAACATCATCGAGGCCAAGTGCCTGCCTACCCATCACCTCGATAAGCCCCTGGTCAAAGCCATAGGAACCCAAACTCCAAATGCCATCCCAGATACGATTTCCAGCAGCATCATATGCAGTGATTTGCTCGCCACCATCCCAACGATGGCCATAAGTATGCGGAACCTTAGCGTGCTTCAGCAGAATATCAAGCTTCTGCATCTCGGTCATGTGATTCCAAACCCGGAGTTTCCAGGTTTTCTTAGACATGTTTCTCATTTCTGCATTTCCTTTCGTCGGCCTCCATGGCTTTTGCAATTTTATGCTGAATATAAAGCACACAGCCAGCCTGACTATCACACCCGAATGAAGCCAACAGCCCAGCAATAGCATTCAGAGAGTTCAAATCCTCTTCAGCAAATATCATTTAGCGTTCACCGTTCCTCCTGGTACTCTACAATTTTGGTCACTTCACTCTGAACCCGGCGTAAGAAATCACACGTATCCAAGCAACCGCATTCCCTCAATGCCTTAGCGATATCGCCTAAACTATCCATGTCGGTTCTTGTGAGATTAACTTGAGGAATAACTTCGATATTCTCCTCTGTGATAAATGAGGTGTAGTCTCCACAATGGCAACATTTGATGTTCATACGTTGCATACAAGCATCTCCTTCAATGATAAAAATAAAGAGCCGCAGATTTCTCCACGGCTCCATAATGAAGTCAGTCCAATACCCTCATATCATCGAGAATATCACTCAGTCTTTCACCATTTTTCTTTCTCTTATCGATTTCCAGCCATTCTTCGTTCGTCAGTTCTCGACGCAATTTCCAGTAATGTCCCAAACTTCTGTCGTAGCAGTACAAATCCTTCAGATTCTGCTCCTTGGCCAGTGCCGCGTGCTTCGACAGCATTTTTGCTCCTGCTGCAATTCCGCCCACAATAACCGGACCATAAGTAATAATCTGCTCTTTGTGCTCATAACACCAAGTCTGTGCTTTTACCTTTTTGTCCTGGAACCACTCCCGAATTTGAGCTTTCTTTCGTGCTCTTTCGAGTTCTTCCATAGTGTAAACCTTTGCCATAAATATTTCTCCTTTATAGTCAGTATTTGGATTTCTCCATAAAGGAGTCTGTTATTTTCGCGTCTTCTCCTCGAACTTCAAAGGCTTAACCGTCCCCTCCCGCGCACACTCCGTTATGCACTCGTTGCAGGGCTCGTCCGTCTCCAGCACCTTGAAGTTCTTGCATTTCGGGCAGTAAGTCGCATAGTCCACTTCGCGCATCCAGTTATTCATCAGCGCTTACCTCCGTCGTATCTATGCATCGTGTATCCATTGCAAATCTTGCACTTAGCATAGCGGATGTTCGGATAGTACCTTGAATACCTTTCAGCTTCATTCCATTTATGAAGTGCGATTGTGCGTTTGCAAGCGCAGTCCATGCACACAATTTTTATTCGGTCACTCATCAGGTTTCACCTCCGAAATAAAAGTGTCCTTTCCGCAGCGAGGGCAACGTGCCAGAACCTCACCGTTATGGATTGTGCACTCCTTCATACTGTTCCAGTTAGATGTAGGAATCCCAAAATGAGCATTACAGCCACCGCATTTAACGGCAACGAGCTTTTCGTCAGGATCTGCATATCCGTCAAGGTCGCCGATATATCTGTGCACCTCGTTTGCTTTACAAAATGGGCATCTCAAAATTTTGTTATCGATAGAAACTCCGTCTGCATTATATGACCATACCTCAGGAGCAATCGGATAGCGCTTCATGCAATTGGTACACTCAACCGATATCCAGGGACGTTTTTTCTCAGCCTTCTCCTGCTTAACGGAGAACCTATCATCCAACTCCGGATGGGTCATGCGCTGGTTAAGAGCCCACAGCAGGTTCCAACAGGCAGCTCGCAGGTGGTCCTCGTCGTCCATTCCGACCATGTACTTTGCAAGGTGCCGAGAAGCGCTGTCCAGCAGCGAATGCAGCGGAATACCCTTGTCTACGTTGTGCTCACCGTACTTCAAGGCACCTTCCTCACAGTGCTTACTGACTTCCATGATGCCGTACCAAGGCAGAAGGTCCATCCGCCCCTTCCCTGCGTGCATATCACGCTTTGCGCCAGTTTCAAATTCGGTGCGATCTCCAGAATCTTTAATCATCAACAAAACCTCCTGATTCTTCCTTGCATAACTTTATTGGGAATATCCAGCCATCGGATTTTGCACTTGTCCTTGTAGTCAGGACGCAGTTTTTTCAGAACCGCCTTCGAAAACTGTTCCTCAATATCTCCAAATAAATCCGTAGCACATGCAAAAAATTTCTCACATGCTTCGGCGAGAGCATTAAAAGCTTCAAATATTGTTTCAAAGCCAACGGTCACAGCTCTCGCCAGGTCGCAAATATCATTCTCCATAAAATTTCCTCTCATTAAACGCTTTCTTCGAGTTCAGGGCTCTCGAAATTGCCAGATCAATACCACTCCTACTCTTCAGATGGTAGTAGTACAGATCCTTGTAAGGTGTATTCAGCCGGTCGATACGCCCCGAGGCCTGCTCCATGATCTTATAGGAGTAGTTCTGGCTGTAAAATATAATGGTGTCCGTCTTGATGCAGTTCCAGCCTTCAGCACCGGCATTGTACTGCACCAGATACACCCACCTGTCGCCTTCAGGAAGCGGCTGATGCTTGTGCCCGTTCCATTGTGCAACTTCGGTGTCCTTGCCATAGTCCAGACCCATCAGAATATCAAGCTCATAATCAAAATTATAGAAGATAATGACCCTAGGTCTGCCTTTACAAATATCCAGCACTTTTTCTTGTCGGCTTGCATCAGCGTTCACCAACTTCCGCAGCAGATAGCAGAACTCACTGGCGGTCTCGATTGGTTTGTTCTCCCAGAGGTTCCACCGGTTCTTGCAGATTGAAAGATACTTCACCTTGTCGTACTCCACGAAAATATTCTCATGGTGCGAGACCGTCGGCCGCTCGAAGTCCATGTCAACCAGAATCCGTTCCCGTAGCCGTACCAAGCGCTGGGTATTCAGATACCGGTCGATCTTCGGGTATTTCGTGCAGAATTGGCTGTATACCACATGCTGGTTGTTGAAGTCCGTTCTGTTTCGATAGAATCCATTGGCGATGAACACCGGGATATAATCCGTCCAGCAGTCCCCAGGGGTGGCGCTGAGCAGAATCCACTCGTTATTTTGCGTAATTTTGTAGAAAGATTTCACCCATGCGCCTTTTCCAACGACTCGCTGCTCGTCAAATATAAAGAACGCATTCTTTACACCAACGTACTTTCCGATATTATTCCAGGAATCCACCACGACCTTGTGCTCGTAAATATCATGCTCTGGATCTGTAGACATATAGAAATGGGCCAGTTCTTCGTCCCACTCTCCCGTATCCCGTTTCCGGGCAGTTGTGATGATGTAAAGATCCGGGGGCTCTGTCATGCGTACATAGTTCTCCGTATTCACCTCCCCATCGTAAAGTTTGTAATAGAACGCCAAACTCGTTCTCGATTTTCCGCTTCCTACGCCTCCGCATAAGATGCAGCCGATTTTCATACGGTTGATCGCATCCAATTGGTAGTCGTAGAGCGTTACACCTGCCATCAGGTCGCTCACCTCATTTCCAACGTCACATAAATGTCACTTTTCTTGCAGTGATTCTCATAGGCCAGAAGCGAGATCGTCGCCTCTTCCTCATCTTCGCCCTCCCCTCTGACGGTATAAGCAAAGAGCTCTTTCCGGTGCTTTCTGAACACCTTCCAGAGCTCTTTTTTCTTAGTAAAGTCCGTGCTTTTTGCAGTAGGACGCATATTGCAAGCCCTCCTTATCTGCTTCGCGCATGATTTCTGACAGTGTGAGCTTTTTAGGCTTTTCTTCCGTCGTTGACATGTTACGCGGTACGGTGTCTCGACATTTATCGCAGTATAATCTTTTTGACGGAACCTGGTACATCATACCGCCGCATTTTTTGCAAGCCTTATCTACTCTGCGAAGTCCGCCCATAAATATCACACCTCCTCAGAACGACAGAAGTCCGTGTAATAAACCAGGTCGTAATCCAGCGGATGGTTGTTCCAGTCGTAGTTCTGCTCGTAATCAGCAATCTCATCACGCTTGTCGAGTTCGCGGCAAATATTATCGTTGTGCTCATAGAACCATTCCAGCGGAAGGTCGAACTTGTCGCACAGTTCCGGAATATCAAAGGCCCAGCAGCCATAGTTGGTGTTCTGTGTACCCTCCGAAACCATGTAATCGACGATCTCTTTTACTTTTTCTCTGCTCATAATCCTTACTCCTTCTGTTGTTCAATTATCAGGCTCTCTGGCCCGGTTGTGAGTCATGCGGGAATCGAACCCACCGTACAGCCCATGCTAATGACTCAAATAAAAGAGCCCCAGATTTCTCCAGGGCTCTCATGTGCTTATTCTTCAGGTGTACAATAGTCAACGTCGAGATGCGCTTTGCCTTCACTATCCGTATAGGTGACGAATTTTCTCGGCTGATGGAACATCTTCTCGTACTTCTCGACGAACTCCGGCAAAAGCTCACCGAAATCATCCTCCGTGAGGCCTACAATCAGGAATGTTCCAACGATAATATCAATGGGGATACCATAAGGGCCGTCGAGCGTCCGGTTGAGTTTCTCCATGCAAACATCATGCAGCTTTCCTTCTTCGTTGCAAATCAATGCCACCTCATCGTCCCACGGGTAAACAGCCTGAATCGGGCCTTCCACCTCTTTCTGGAGCGATTCCAGAGAGCAGTCAATGTCGATCACTTCAGGGTAATGCTTTGGGCGAACCCTCAGAACTTTCATACTGTCAACCTCCCAAATTGCACATCAAAAATATAAATCGAGCTGTTTCCTTAGAGCCGCCATTTGCGACGTGGGCACTCACCGACTGGGCATTCGACCAGGGACTGACCCCGGCACTCGAAATATCATTGATTAGTAACCAAAGCAGCTATACTTACGAGCCTCTTTCGCCCGTGCTTCGACGACATCCCGAGCCACATAGTTCAGGTTGATGGTGTAACTGGGAATGCCGTAAGTCTTTGCGGCCTGGTTCTCGATTGCACAACCACGGTACGCTTTCTCTTCATCGTAGATCCCGATAAAGTAATCGGCCTCCGACAGCATCTTAATGCTTTCGCCGAGACACCAAAGTGCCTGGTTCATGCCACTCGGAGGATCAGGAATATAGGTCTGGATCACCTCCAGCTCTTCACCAAAGACTGCTTCTGCAATCCGGTGCATCTGCATCATGGTCCCACGGATCTGTGCTTCAGTACGGCCTTTCATCGGTGCGCTGATAAACAGTTTCTTCATATGCTTCACCTCAGAACGGAATTTCGGTGTGGTCGCTCGGCTCTGCCATGTCCGCTTCAGGAGCTGCAAACCGGGCATAGCGCTCTGCATACGGATCAGCATCCGCATCCTGCTCGATGTACATCACATCCGCATACAGGCTGTACTCGCCGGGTGCGTTCCGCTTCTCGACAAGGTTTGCCTGGAGACAGACGTTCTTGACCCGGATAAAGTCCAGCTGGCCGATCGTGTCCATGTTGCAGAGCAGGCGCTTGCCGGAAGTAGTGACCCAGTAGATATGCGGGGGCCACTTGGAATCCATGTTGATCGTCACCGGCACGAAGTAGGTCGGAACGAACGGCTCGTCGTAGGTACGCTCAGGATTCGGATTGGTCTGACGAACCTTCACGCCGAGGTCCATGAGGTGATTCACCAGCTCCATGGTCGGGATCACCACGTTGACGCGGCGCTTGTCCGAGCCAAAGCGATCACGGCTGGGATCACCGCTGAAGTTGGTGGTAAAGATGAAACGGGTATCGTCGATATTGACTTTCTGGCGCTTGGTGTACATAAATATCAGTCTCCTTTTTACTTGTTGAATTCATTTTCCAGAATTTTCAGATCTGCCACGAGTGCTGTCAGGTGGAGAAGTGTACCAGACTGATTGTTGCTCGCGGCCGCGCTGAGAAACTTCTCAAAATCCTTATTTGCCTCAGAACTGTACTTTTTCAGCACATCCAGATCAACAGCTTTTCCGGCAGCAGGCTTCCCGGGATACTTCTTCCCGCTCTTCTCGACCCAATTCTGGATCTCCTTGTAATAGCTGCCCTTGTTGCCGCCGCAACGCTTTGCGATTGCCATGGCCAGCCCCTTCTCCGGGTCGAAAACATCCTTCTCGCTGCACTTCACAACGGTCTTGGAACCATCCGACCAGTAAACGATCGTGGCCGGAGGAGCAAAAATCACATTCTTAATAGCCGCTGCATTCATTGCCGTCGCCTCCTTTGCATGTGCGGTGTTCAACGTACCCCGGTAATAGGGTTTGTTAATGAAGCAATTATGTCCCTTATCCCAATAAATGTCATAAGACTTAAACTGGAACGTATGGCCTGTGTCCAGTGTAATCATCGTCTCCCCATCCACCGTTCTAACAACATCGGTAATGTTACCAATCACACGTTTGTTACTGTCACAAAGTTTGAACGCCATAAAAATATCACCTCACGTCAAAATTTCTTGCTGCTTCTTCCTGTGCATCGCTCCAGGGAAGATCCGGCGCTGTCCAGGGAGCAACGCCGTCGTCGCCAACGAACCAGTTGAAGTCGCCGTACTTGGAGATTTCCTCAACTGCCTCATCGACTTCCCGGTTGAAATATCTTTTGTCGATATCCTCCTGCATCTGAAGCTGATAGACCGCCTCGCTTTCCAGCCAACGGTAATCCTTTGCTCCTGTCACAGAAGCATATTTCCGTTCGCCGGTATCCGTCAGGCCCGCTTCCCGCAGCAGCAGAGCGCCGCCCTTTCCCGGCATGATCGGGCAGAACTGTCCCACGCGTCCCACAAAAATATAATTGTGTTCGCCTTCAGGCAGGTCCTCGTTCTTGTCGAGATAGATAGCGCCCTTGGAAACGGTCTTTGTCTCGCAGAGGTCAGTGAACTCGATCTTCTCCTTGGAGAACAGGGTCTTGAACACATACGGCACCTGGAACTGGGTGCCCGTAGCCGTCCATTCGCCGCCTTCGTCCTTGCAGTCGCCCGGGATATAGCCGTAAAGCGCCTCACATCGGTCCGCAGTCATGTATTTTGCAATATAAACGGCATTGTTCACCAGACACATCCGCTCGTAGGTCGCCTCATGCTCAAACGTGTAGCCGTACTTTTTTGCAAAATCCATGCAGTACGCAATGATTTCCGGGGTCGCATCGGGGATCTTGATCGAATCCGTTTTGATATGCGCGACCTTAAAGCCGCGCTGCTGCACCTCATCCTGCAAAGTGCGCATAAATAAAGCCCCTCGAAGCGCCACAATGTTGTTGGCGTTCTTGGGGTTGCGGAACGGGTTGTCGAAGCTTGCACTGGTCAACCCGTAAACCGAGTTGATGGCGATCTTCAACGCCTGCGCCAAAGCCTTCGCCTGCTGCGGATCATCGAGGTACTTTGCCAGTTTGCCGCCAAAGAGCCCCTTTGCCTTCTCGTACTCGCCGTGCTTGACGTAGATTCGTACATCCATCAGGTCGTTGAAATGCTTGGTGTACTCGCCAAAGTAGTTCATGGCAACGGCTGAATGCGGGTGCAGCGACGCAACGTCCAGCAGGGCTACGTTCGTGTACATCCCGGGCTCAGCGTAGACATAACCACCCATGCCCAGGTCTGTGCCCCGGAACATGTTGTGATACTTGCCGTCCTCGCCCTTGGCCCACTCGTAACCGGGAAAGGCATTGATGATGTTGCAGTCGGTCAAAATATCAGGCTCGACTTCCACGATTGCATCGGATTTTCCCGTAGCAAGGTCGGTGTAGACCAGCCGGGGGTGCTTTTCCTTGCCGAAAATAATGCGTGTTGTCAGCGAGTTTGTCGTGTCGTTCACCGTCATACCGGCAAGGTCTGCCAGGATCTCACGTGCCACAAAGTCTGCCTGACGCTTTTTCGAGTAGAACAGGGTCTCGGTCGCGATCACATCGTTGTCGCAATACTCGGCCACCTTGTCCCACAGGCTCTTCGGCACCGGCTGATCCCACGGAAGTCCCAGCTCCTGATGGTGGATGCCCAGCTCGATCTCAAACTTCTTTAGGCTCTGCTTTTTCGACGAGAAGTCGAAAATATCCGTGTAGGACAAGTTGTACGCCTCACCAAAGAAGCCCGTGTGTTCGTTGATGATCCGGTTGGACAGCGCATAGATCTGCTCCACTGACATCCCGATCATGCGGGCCCAAAGGATATGGTTGTCGTACTTGCGGTTGTTGAAGCCGACCAGCCGATACTTTGTCAGGCTCTCGATCTCCTCCGGCGTAGGATTTACCATGCGGTGTACAGGCTCCTGCTTGGCAAACTTCCAGTTCACGAGCAGCAGATTCGGGAACACCTCCACGTCGAAAAATATCAATGGCGTTTCCTCCCCCACAGGGGCCTCCCGCTGAATATCATCCTTCGACTTGAAGTGCATCTTCGCCACGATCTTCAGGCAGGTGTCCGCCTGGTTTGTACTGCTGGCGGCAAAGCCCAGAATCGCATTCCGCATGTCATCCACGTTGTAAACGACATTGCCCTCGTAGGCTTCGTCCATGATGTGCGCAATAAAATCAATGCTGGGCTTCGTATAGGGGCTGATCTCTTTGGCAAGGGCTTTCTTGATGAGGATACGCAGGTGCCGCTCATCCTGGATCTGCTTTGTATCAACCATTTTCGTTTCTCCCTTCAGTGGCAGGCCGCTGCTGATGGTCGCAACCGGAATATCATTGCATTTCGACAGTTTTCTCCGCAGAGAGGACTTCCCCGTGAACACCTTGACCTCGATGTTCTCGTCGTAGATCCTGCTCAACTTCGTTGCATCGCCGGTGTAAATATAATGCAGGTGGATTCCTGCACCAGATTTGCTCAGCTCCGCATAGGTCTGGGGCCATTTGGAGGCAGCTTCCAGGTTGCGCTCGAAGCTCTTTTTTCCATCCGGCCCGGGAATATCAAAGTCGATGACAATGTGATTCTCCGGAACTTTCACGTAGTGCAGTCTCGAAGCATCCAGTTCGGCCAATTTTGACTCGACATTCTCCCATTTTCGCATCGGAATGCCATCGTCTGTCGCATACTGTGCAGGGCAGTCCTTGCAAATATCATTGAAGAGAGAATGCTGCTCCTTGAACTCGATCCATGACGTTTCCGGCTCGGCAGTGGGTTCTTCTGCCTTCACAGGTTCGTCAAGGAACTCTTTGAATTTCTCCGCTTTGAAGCCACTGTAGTAGCTCCGCACTCGCTCGCCATTCACGGTCTCCGCGCGTTCCTTGTACTCCTCGAAGTAGTTCATCAGCTCTTCCCGGAATGCGCGGCGCGAGTATGGGTACGCTACCTTTGCCTCGTCATTGTAGGTGTTGTACATCGCCCAGGCCCGCTTCAGGGATACACCGTCCTCCTTCTTGAAAATATAAAAGGAATCCAGCATAAAATTGTAAAAGTCGTTCGATGCACCCAGCATACGGGTCGGAATATAATCATCGTATAGATGTTTGTTCTGCTCGTATACTTCCTTGCAATGCCATGCGATGCCACCCAGCTCAAAGTCCACCTTCGCTACAAGGTCACGGTACTTTTTTGCAGGGATCTTTTCGCCGGTAGGTTCCACATCGATCAGTCGTCGGATCAGGCCCGATTTTGCATCCGTGATCTTAACAGGCTTGTTGGTGCCCAGAAACATGAAACACTTGAACTGGCTGGAATACTGGCTGCGGAACTTCTCGTTCACCAGCATGGTCTCGTGGGATACCAGCGAGTTCAGCCGGGTGTTGTCCTCGATGCGGGAAAGGTCACCGTCGTGCTGGATCGCGATCAGCGGGTTCGATTTGAACGCCTCCAGCGCAAACGCATTGGACGATGACCCCAGCACCTTGGAGTCGAACACCGACCAGTACCCGTCGAAAAGTTTCTGGACGATGTTCAACACGGTCGATTTGCCGCTTCCGGGTGGACCATAGAGCACGAGGAACTTCTGGATCTTGCGGGAATCGCCGTTCACGATCGCGCCAACCGCCCATTCGATCTTCTTTCGCTCCTCGGGAGAATATAAGGTAGACATCAGCTCGTCGTAGGCGCTGATGTTCCCCTCCTCCAGAAGATACGGCAGCCGCTTCGACGCATAGCTTTCCTTCTTGACCGGGGTGTTCGCAAATATCAATGTATCGTCAAGGGTGTGGTAGTTGTCCCGCATCTGACGCTGACAGTATTTGTGCCAGTTGTCGATCATCCCGCTCTCCGCGTCCCACATGTGCAGAACACGGTAGCTGTCATTGAAGACCTGCTTGTGTTCCTCCGCGTAAATATCCAGAGCGCGGTCGATCATCTGGAGCGCATCCTGTTCGTCCGTGCTCCAAAGCCCCCGCTCTTCCATCCAGACCGCGTAAAAATCAGAACCCCGGATCATCAGGTCTTTCGACTTCTTGATGATGAATTTGGGATAAATTTCGATTGTCCCGCGTTTTCCCGTCCGCGTTGCAATCATCAGGAAATCAATCATTTGTAACTGACTTCCTCCTTTCTCCGAGGTTTTTATACGTCTTTCTCTTTCTGAAGGGTCATCTGGGCCAGCGCTGCCTCTGCCTCGCGGGCACGCTCATCGGCTTCCTTGCGCTGCTTTTCTGCCTCGTTCACCATCTTGCAGGAAACAAAGCCGAACCACAGCAGGCCAGCGATGAGAATGTTCTTCCGGATGCACTTACCCTTCATGCGGCGGATGGTGTGATTGGCCACCTCCAGTGCAGCCTTGCTGTTGCTCAGGTCGATCAAAATATCAGTCAGTTCCATTGTCAATTTTCCTCCAGTAATTCGGGTCAGCCAGGATCAGCCGACCAATGTTGTTCTCGTCTCGGCACGCTGTGATTCGCAGCATCACATGGGAATCGTCGAGTATCTTCTCAACGAATCCTTCCATAGGGATGCAGATTTTTGATTCATACGTCATCAAAACTCATTCTCATTCAACCAACTCATCAACTGGTACCAAATATCAATGGTACGCATGTCGATGGATGTACGGGTAATCGTAAAAAGACCGCCAGCCCCGTTCGGCTGGTAGTCCCGATCCATAAACCGGGCCAGGATCGGTTCCGCGCGCTCTTCACTGAAACGGGTGTCGTCCATGGCAGCCAGGCCCAGGCTGACGACCATGCTCCAGAACCACTGCCCCACACGGTTGCCCATGCTGCGGTCTTCCATGATGTGCTCCTCGATGCGAATCGCCAGCGCAACCATCATCTCCAGCATAGAGCAGGGTACGCCCTGAAATACCGCATCGATCTTCCCGTACGGAATATTATTCTCCGATGCAAAGCGGTACCGCAGGTTGATGCCGTCCGTTGCCCGGCAGACATCCATTTCGCACGCCGGAATATAATCCCGGTTAAAAAGATACATCAGTAAGCAGTGAAAGCTAAGGTTCCGGGGTTCCCATTCGCCGCAGACGATCTTGTAGAGCCAGTCATAATACTGCTCCGTCTCCCTCATAAAGTTCATTCATCCTCCTCATCATCGTGGTTGCCGGGCCAATTCTCCCGAACCCGGAGAATCTCGTAATCCTTGTGGTAGTTGTGGTTGCGGACATGAACAGCGCTCAGTGCGAACTCGCCCATGCGGTTCAGCGCCTCGTTGCCGATGATCTTCGGAATATCATCTTCGTCCACGGGCTGATCCTCCGTATCGAACACCAGCTTTCCGTCTGCGTAGTAGGTCAGAAAGGAAGTCTCGTAGTCGTCCAGCTCACCAAACTGATCCGGCTCAATGACTTCGATGCCCTCATGTGCCACCACATCTTCCGGGTCAGATTCGGTACGGTACTTCCCGGCCAGCTGTTCAAAGCTCTTCTGGGTCGCCCTTTCCTCGATGGTCTTGTCCATATCGGCTTCCTTCTGCCGCAGATTCTCACGCTCGGCCTCGTACTTTTTGCCGTAATAGGTCTCGTATTTCTTCTCGAAAACGGTGTGCATCACAAGGGCACCTGCCCCAAAGCCTGCTGCAAAGAGCAGAATATCACGCACGGTCTTGTTCATTGTCGATGTCTCCTTTGATCGTCATCATGGTAAACGCCAGTCCGCCAAAGAAAAGGGAGACACTCATCAGAATGCCTCCCACCATGTGGCGCTTGCGTTTGGTATCGGTCAGATAGTCCAGAAACAGGAAAGTGCTTTCCAAAGTTTCCATCGTTCCACCTCACTCAGAAAGAACCGCCAGACCAGAGACGAAGCAGACTCCGGCCATGGCAGCAAACAGGTAAGACAGTCTCTTAGCGAATCTGGTCATAGCGTATTCCTCCAAAATATCAGTCTCAGATCTTGTCGATGATGGGCCCGTCACAGTTGAACCGCAGCATCACCGAGCGCTCCCCGCCGTTGATAAAGCTGTTCAGCGCCTCGTCGCCCTTAACATAGTTGGTCACACCAAAATCCACGTGGTTCTGCCGGGTCGGATCGTTCGGGTCATAGATCCAGCCCACGATCTGGCCTTCCGGGGTCTTCAGGGTCACACCACCGTGGGTGCCCAGAGATGCCAGAACATCATTCAGGAACAGGTGCCCCTGGGTGCGCAGACGCTTGTTTGCTGCCTGCTCCATCAGGAACAGGTAGTTGCGGTTCAGCATGTTGTCGGGCTGCCAGGTGTCCACAGTCTCGTCAAAGATGCAGGTATAGGGGCTGGTGTGCTGCATGGCGATGTCCTTGTACTCCTTGATGGTCTCCTCCACGCCCTGCTCGTTGGTGCTCTTGCTCTCGAGCTCCACAGCCTTGATGTTGTGCTCCAGCTCCTCCTGTACACGGCTGCCAAAGCGGTCGGATACACGGCTCTTGTATTCCTCAAAGGCCTTGTCCAGAGCAATATAAGCCGCAGTCAGGCTCGCATTGCGCTTGGACATGATGTGGTGGGAACCGAACATGCAGCCCAGAGATACCGCACCCAGGGTGACCGCAGGTGCATACACCTTTGCCAGCTTCAGGCCGGTCTGGACGTAGGTGGTCATAATATCGCTCTTGTAATCCTTCTCGGTGTAGGTCTCGCCCTCGCTCAGCTGGATCTCACCGTTCTCGATCTGCTTCTTGGCCGTGTGGATGCTCTCCACCTGAGCATAGTGCTCGGTCAGAATATCCTGTGCCTTGATGGTCGCCTTGCAGGCCAGCACGGTAGCAGTCACACCACCAATGGCAGCGCCAACGATCATAATGGTGGGACTTGCCTTCTTCAGCTTGTAGCCGCACTTGGATGCAGCACGGGTCATCGTTTCCACGATTTCGGTTTTGTCGATCTTTTTCAGGAACTTCATAAATATCAATCCTTTCTTATTGTTCAGCGCAGCGGTACAGGGCGAGGCAGCATCAGGCGATATCCGCCCGGGATGCCCTTGATGAACGCCCCGTCAAGGTTGTACCAGCCGTAATTGTAATCGGTGCTCTCGTTGGAAACGCCCATCAGATCCCACAGGTCGCCCACAGAGACCTGCCCGTACTGGCGAATCGCATCGTACATCTGGGAAAGCGTGTCGTCTGCATCCCCGCGGAACTCAAAGTCAAGGTTCTGCAAGCTGCGTCCTACGGCCCGGTTCAGATTTCCCTGCCGGTTGCCGGAGCCACCCTGATAGTAGGTGTCGTAGCTGTTCCGCTGGGTGCGGGAGCCGGAGTAGTTGCTCGAAGAGCCGCGGGAACGGTCCTCGCCGAACAGTGCAATGCTGACGGCTGAGTTGAAAATGCTCCACAGACCGTTCTTCAGCATGGGCAGCAGATAGTCCACCACGATGCGGTTCTTCACGGTCTTGAGGTCCTCGGCCAGGAACTCGTTGGCGATCTTCTGGATATCGTTCTGCTCCTTGAGGGTCACTTTTCCCTTGACGACCTTCTGGAACTTCTTCTGGGGCTCTGCGGCAGGCTGCTGTCCGATGCTGCTCTTCGGCATGTTTACTTGTGCCATGTTGTCATCCTTTCAAAAAACAAAAAGTAAGAGCCGCAGATTTCTCCACGGCTCTCGCCTTACCTAACATTACTTCTCTTCAGAAGTTTCCTCAATATCCTCGTCAGGAACGTCCACCTGTGCAGAATCGACATTCTCGATCTTCCAGGGCTTCTGCCAGACGATCTTCTTCTTGGTCTTCGGCTTCTCCTCGTCCTTGTTCTGCTTCTTGGCCTTGTGCTTCCGGTACAGTCCGTATCCCACGGCTGCAACCAGACCCACAGCACCAACAGCGAGACCAATGCCCGAGCCGTTGCTCGAAGTTTCCTCGTTATCGATCATCTGAACATTCTCCTCCGGAACGACCTCAACAGAAGTCTCGTTCTCCATAGTAGTTTCGTTCATGTTCATCATTTCGTCCATTTTTGTTACCTCTTTCTTAAATATAAGTTTATAATGTCGGAGTATTACCTCCATAAAGGAAGCTGAATTTTTCGCGCCTGGTCAAATATCAATAGCCGCCCAGCCACTTCGGAGGCGTGTGATACTCCAGCGTCAGACAGGGCATCCCGTCCTCGTCCAGCCGGGACGCATAGAAAATATCAACGTTAAGCCCCGAATCCGTGTCCCAGCCCAGCAGGTCACCGTTGACGCAGTGGTCGATGCCCAGATAGTCGAACAGATCATTCTCGCTCACCCGGAAGTCACTGAGCAACTGTTTGTTGACCCCATTGACGGCCTTTTCGATCATGGCCTTGGTCGTCCAGAAGTAGGTGTTGGTCAGGCTTTCCCAGCACTTCACCCGCTGGTCGTAGGAAACATCGGTTGTGGCAAGGCCCTTGGCAGGCTGGATGGTTGCCGGTTCGGGGCACTTGGCCATCTTTTCCAGTGCAATGGTTTCACGGATCTCCTGTTCCTTCTCGGGGCCGATGGCCTCCAGCACCTTGTCCTGATAGGTCTTGAGCGCGCTCTCAGAAAGGGTGCACGCCGCGGCCAGTGCAGCATTCCGCCGCTCGTCCACATGGACTGCACCAATGACGCAGCCCGCAGACAGCACCATGCTCAACGCAGTCGGCACGTACACCGGGCCTGCCGTCTTGACAATGGTCTTCACGTCCAGCTTTTCCACGCCCAGCTCCTGCTTTTTCTCGTCCAGCAGGATCATAGCCTTGGGGGTCGCGGTCACAGCAAAATAGACCGCCGTAATGCTTCCCGTGATCGCCAGTCCACCAAGGATCTTGGATGCGTTCTTGCCTGCGCTCCTGCGCACTGCCTTTGCAAATGTTTTCAGGTTCATCTTCGTACCTCCAAAAATTTATAAAAAGAAAGAGCCTACGATTTCTCGTAAGCTCTCGCCTTTCAGATATGTCCGTGCTGCTTCAAATTCTCGAAGCGAATTTCTGTTTCACGCTGATCATCGCGCTCCAGTTGGATCTGGTAACGGATATATTCGTACAGTCTGGTCGGCTGCTTCTTCAGATAGTGATACAGCCCCGTAAAGCCGTATCCTACTGAACGTGCAACTGCCTTCAGTACGCGTACCATTGCCTTGTCCATCTTTGCATAATAGTCGTGATCGTACATAAATATCAATCTCCTTTGTTTGTCAGTTTGGATATCTCTTCCATAAGGGAGACTGTATTTTTCGCGTTTACCGGTTCTTTTCTGCAAGCTGGCGCTGAACTTCCTCCCGCACCATGTCCTGCATTTCCTCTTCGCTGCGCTGCTCCTCGATCAGGTCGTGGCCAAAGCTCAGGATCGCGCTTGCAGCCATCATGGCCACGGATGCAACTTTCCACCAATTGATCTTCTTCATAAAATATCAGTCTCCTTTTCAAAATTTAAAATGGTTCCCGTCTGGTCGGGTCGTAATCCAGATATTCTTTGATCGGCTCCTGGAATGCTGTCACATAGTACACTTCCAGTCCATCATCCGTTGTCTGCCGGGCATAGTTGAAGTCGATCCAGTAATATTCCCACTCGTTGCTCAGATACTCCGCGCACCAGCCTAGCATATCTCCTTCCGGTATAAAGTCCAGTCCGGGCAGGAAGGAGTAGAAGTCATTCAGCGAGACTTCTCCATTCAACGCAAAGTCCCGGTTCACGTTGTAGAAGGCATCCATCAGCTCCGTTTCCGTTGCATGGAAATATCTTTTTGAGATAGGCTCGTAGCAGAGCAGTTTTTCCTCTGCCATCTTGTCACGAACTTCAGGCAGCTTTTCTTCGCTGATCTGTTCCTGAATTTCTGCTTCTTTTTCCAGCCCGATGTTCTCAATCACCTTTTGCCGGTAGGTCTGATAGGTCTTTCCCAGTGCCATGTACGCCGCGGTCAGGCTCGCGATCTGCTTCTTGTTCAGCGCGTTGGAGCCCAGGATGCAGGCGATGGTGCCGCCGCCCAGAATAACCGCAGGAACGTATGCTTTCCAGCACATCAGAACAATTTGTTTCTTTGTCGGAGGCTCTTCTGTCACGCCGAACTCGTCTTCGTTGAACTTTGTCAGCTCCTTGTCAACTTCAAGTATGTGCTGTGCCTTCGTGGTTGCCCGCCCGGTCTCGATGGCCGTTGCTACCACACCAACAGATGCCGCCACCGCCAGAATGGTTCCGCCGTGCTTGCGCAGGAATTTCGCGCATGTTTTCGTCAGTTTCATTGTTCAACCTCCAAATTTCAAAAGCAGAAGTTTATCTCTTCCGGAATCGGCCAATAGTTATCATCGCCTTCTTCCTCGGGGATGTAGCTGTCACCATTTATGGTGAATTCACCATTTTTAAGCTTATTCATCATAATAACTGTTCCGTCGTTACTTTCTTGTATAAGCCGCAGTTCCTCCTCGGTTAATTCCATACGCACACCAAGGCGCATCCATACAGATTTCTTTACAGCACTCATAATGTTCAACCTCCGTTTTGAAAAAAATAAAAGAGCCTACGATTTCTCGTAAGCTCTCATGGTCAGTTCTTATATTTGGTATAACTTGCCATGAGGAAGTCCACGTACTTAGCAAATACGGGTTTGAAAGTATACCTTGCAATATAAGAAAGTCCGTCTGCACCAATGTAGTTTCCTCTATCATAGAGTCTACTCCATGCCAGGCAGTATCCGTTCAGTCCTCCATATACAAACAGCATAAATCCAATCATTCCCATAATACCAATTTTCAATGCTTTCTTCATAATTGTTCAACCTCCAAAATATAATTCTGAGACTAACCATCTCATAAAGCGCACTGATTTTTTCGCGTCAGATCACATCAGCCTTCTTGAGAAGATCCATCAGCTGCGCCTTGGTCATCTCTGCATCCACTACAAGATGGATCTTCAATTTCTGCTCTTTTTCGCTCCAGTTCGCCTGAACCTCGCCCAACTGCACCTCTGTGCCGGGCAACTGCTTTTTCAGTATCTTGTTGATGACCTGCGAGATGATGCGGCGCAGAAAGCTCGACCTGATCAGCATAATGTCCTCCATAATCATTCAACCTCCAAAAATAAAAATGAAAAAAAGAGAGTGGAGATCGAGTCCACACCTCCACAATGAAGTGGCGCTCTACCATTTGAGCTATCTCTTCCATAAGGGAACATGAATTTTTCGCGGCTTGATAAAAAGATAAGAGGGCGTGATCTTTCAGATTTCGTCCTCTTCCAGATTGCTCTCTTCGTCTTTTGTATCAACCCAATTGTTCAGTTTGCTCATCTGATAATACGCCCATCCGCACAATGCCAAGCTAATGCTTGCACATACGGTGCAGTATTTGAAATAAGCCCCATAAGTAATAGGTTTGTTCATAAAGTTCTTAATAGCTTTCATCATAGTAATTTCTCCTTTCAATGTAAGCCCTCTTACCTCCATAATAGAAGCTGTATTTTTCGCGCCGAAAAGAAAGAGCCCATGCTTTCGCATAAGCCCTTCTCCGGGACGGCCCAACTCAAGTTGTGTTCAACCGGTCTATCGTCAAATATCAGTCTTTCGACGGCCGGAATGCCCGACACAACAGCCATACAATAACGGTTACAATCGCCATTGCAATTGCTGTCATGATCATCTGCCCAACCGTAATCGAATAATTCCAAATTTTCTTAAAAATAGATTCGTTCATATTACATTCTCCTTTTCTTGGGCCTTTGTCCCATAAAGCACGGAGAATTTTTCGCGTTTACTTGATTCTTTTGACCATCACTGTATATTCAAGCTTCATAGGATTGCCGGAAGCATCTTTACAAGAGAAAACATTACCAGTAAAACTAAGCTGGGCAGTGGAATTTTTACACAGGATATTCATTACAGTTCTATCTTTAAGTACTGCAATTTTGAAAATATCTGCGAGTTTTTCAAAATCATTCATAATACGATTAGCCTTGAACATATTTGCATTTGACATAGTTACTACCTCCCATATTGTGGTTTACAAAAATAAAGAGCCTACGATTTCTCGTAAGCTCTTCTCTTTGGCTTATCGCCAATCAGGATGTTTCTTCAATGTAGCTAAATATTTGCATTGTGCTTCCTTAAGATACAATTCTTTGTAATATGCTTTCCATTCCGTGTGAATATCATCCGGAAATACAATATCGTTTTCTTCAATAACATCAAGCATAATCTCGATTTGCTTTTTCTTCTCATCTCGGATTTTTATTCCGTTATCAAATTTCTTTATTGTATCTCTTGATAGTCCAGTCATTTCAACCATATGACAAAGAAATATATTCCTTTGTTCTTTCAGCTCTTTCAGCATACATATCACCTCATAAAGTAAGAAGAATTTTTCGCGTTTGGGCAAAAAGAAAAGAGCCTACGATCTCTCGTAAGCTCTCTTACTCATTTAGTGAAAACCGTTATGATTTCTTTATCTTCGTCGAAATGCTTCATAAGTTCATTGAATTCTTTTTCGCTGCAATGTGCATCAAATATAAATCCTGTAACACCTGTGTACTTATTTTCAAAGTAATCATACCGCTCAATATAAGCGCCCAGTTGTTTTGCTTCTTCTTTGATTCGTTCGCCGCAGCAAGCCCTGCAATGAACTCTGAAATACTTTTCAACGTTAATAAATACCATTCTTAATCACCTCCATAATATAAGCTGATTTTATCGCGTTTATTCTTTGTTTCTCTCTGGCTAACCAGGCAAGATAGTCATCGGTTTCAAGCTCCACGGCATCATGAGCTTCATGTTTTTCAATCGTCATAGGGTCATTACAGCATTCACACATAATAGTTCTCCTTTGTCAGATCAAACTCCGGTCAAACACGGTCTCCCAGCGTTCTTTCTTGAGGGGCTTCATGCGCAGTGCCCACATGATCTGCCGTACGGTCACAGTCGGGTACTCGCCCTTTGTGTTTTTCTTCTTGGCGTGACTGTCAAAATACTGCCGGAACCCTTCATGCAGATAGATCTTGTCGGTCAGCCATGGGTCAATGGCGCTCCAGTAAGTAGCCTTGGTTTTCTCGTTATAACGCTGCTGGATCACGCACAGGCCTTTTCCCTGTTCCCGATAGAGCGTGCAGACACGGTACACCGGGTGATTGCATCGGTAAACGCTCCCGTAGTAGCTCGTCCACTCTTTTGGCGGTATGTCGTGATATCTCATAAAAAATAAAGAGAGTCCGCAGCTTTCGCCACGAACCCTCTCGGTTCCTCCTTTACTTTCTGTCCGTAAAGCCTCTCTTGATCTCATGGAGACCATCGTTCATTGCTCTGGAAAGCGGCGCTACACCGCCAGCCTCGCAGATCGACCAGTATACCGTCGTACCAATCGTTCCCAAAAACGTCAGGCAGCTGATGCCAAACTTCGCCCACTCAATGCGCCGTGCCTTCGCAGCCTTCTCCTGATCGTTGATGACCTCCTGGCCCTTCCGCCGTTCCTCATCCTCTTTCAGGTTCTGGTTGCTCTCCTGCTCGTCGCTCTTGAGCTGCATGTCGTACAGCTGCAATGCCATCTTCGCCGTGTTCGTGTACTCGTCCGTACCCGGTTTCAAGTCCTTGAGACTTTCCAGCGATTGCTTTGCCGCTTCCTTCAGCAATTCTTTGTTTTCGTAGTTTTCCATTTTGATTTTCTCCTTTACAAAGTAATTAGAGTTTCCTCCATTAAGCACCATGTTTTTCTCGCGTCAGGTCCAGTTTGTGCACCCGCAGCATGATGTACTTGTCGCCTTCAAAATTCTTCACCTCCTCATCCAGGCTCAGGCTCAGATAGGGCCAGTCGGGGGAATCTTCCTCGCCGATCAGCAGCTCACCCACTTCGTAAATATCACGGTAATGGAACCAGCGGTAGAGTGCCATCCCGAAGAGCAGCCCCAGAACGATGGCAACGAATAACACAGCATAGTATATGTACAGCATTTTGAGAATCTCCTTTTAATAATGTAGTGGATAAAACGGTCTTCTGCGTGATGAAAAAATAAAAGAGCCTACGATTTCTCGTAAGCTCTCTACGCCTTAGATGTCGTTGCGAATCAGAAACAGGTCATTTCTGCTTCGAGTTGCTCTCACAATTCCGTTCGCACGAAGCAACGCGATCGCATTGGCATAAGCCGAACGTGCATTCTTAGCATTCTTGTACTCGTCTGTATTCACATACATCACTTTCTGATTGCTTTCGATAAACACGCGGACCTTGCCCATTGCGTTCACATAGCCTCTGTCGTAATTTGTTTTTACTCGGTAGCTCATAGTTTCAATCTCCTTTATTCATATTCGGAAGACATCCTTCCATAAAGCACAGGGAAAATTTCGCGTTGCTTCGTTACGGCCTATTCTAAAATAGAAAAAAGAAAAGAGCGCATGTTTCCATACGCCCGTTTTCCGGTCAGAATCCATCAGCGGATACCACACCGAACATCGTTCAGCATGAGGAGTTCTTCGCCCTCATTCCAGCCTGCATACTTGTCGTTATACGACTCGTTAAATGCGGCCATAATAGAGTTCATCATTTCCTCAAAGCCCTTCACAATATTCTTCAGCATAGTAAATACCTCCTAAAATTGTTTATTTCTTTCCATAATAGAAGGTGAATTTTTCGCGTCTGTGCAAAAAAAGGAAACGCCACGATTTACTCATAGCCACATGCTAGTTACATCCTCCGTTAGCATTAACGGCGGCGATTTCTAAACTTCCGTCTCCACCCGTAGGCTCGCCATTTACTATTCCATTCCTTTCCATAATGCAGCATGTATTTTTCGCGTCTGCGTAAAAAAAATAAGAGCCTGTGAGTTCTCACAAGCTCCATTTTGATCAGTGTTTCTTCTTTGTTCTGCTTTTCACCTCGTTTGTCTTTGCTCCGATCAGCTTTGCCAGTCTGACCAGAATCACAACGATCAAGATCCAGATAATCAAGTTAAACATATCAACATACCACCTTTCATAAAGGCAGCTGAATTTTTCGCGTCCAGATAAAAAGTAAGAGCCGCAGATTTCTCCACGGCTCTCGCCTTTAGTAAACGATGTAGTTCGTCGGTTTGGTTACATGCTCGATGATTCCTGCTTTCTTCAGCAGCTCAAAGTCTCGTGCAATGCCGCCCAGGTCATAGTTTTCGAGCCTGAGCTGATACTCGCATTTCTTATGATCCTTATCACCACAGCTTCCCAGCTTGTCTACCAGTGAATCAATGATTCGACTGTCAACATCGCAGTTTCTGCGGATGACTTCTCTCATAAGATCGCGACGATCAGTCATATCGTCAACACCCTTCACGTCAATGTACATAATAGTCTTTTTTTGCCTTAAACATAGTAAAATCTCCTTTACATAATCAAATTTTCGTGAACTTTCGTCCATAAAGGAGCCTGAATTTTTCGCATCATGCCCGCTCCCGGCTGAGGATCCAGAAGAACTTGTGATAGAGGTTATAGTACATTTCCGATCCGCAAGGGCAGCCCCTGGCCCGAAGATTATTATAGGAGAACCCTTCTGTCACACCCTTCAACAGGTATGATCCAACCGCTGGCTCTTTTAACTCGGCAATACAACTGTCAATCAGTTCGATGCGCTGCGAATAGTATGCTCGTACAAGGGCACAGCGTTCGGTCGGGTTAGAAGGGATGTTTCCTCTTACAATGCCGCCAATGTCATCTCCATGCGCTTCCCAACCGCTCGCCAGTGCAATGTTCTTTTTCCACTCAGGGTATTGGAAGCAAAAATGTTTCAATTCGTAGTATCGATGCCTAGATAAATGATACGGGTTCTTCTCGGAAAGTTCTGGTTTCTCGTGTCGCATCACTTTCCCTCCCATACATAACCGGTCTGCGCATATAGGAGCTTGGGCGAAATATAGTAACTTATTCTCCCGTATTTTGAATCCATCTGTTTGATATCAGTTATCTTCTCCCCATTCCTCGTAGCTTCACCAATTGGGAGCCATCCCGCAATGATTCCTGCTCTTACCCACGATGGATCTCTTCCATACACTTTTGCGGCCACTCGTACCGGGACACTTCCGGCTCCAAATACAGTCTGTTCCATTTCGTTTAACTCCTTTTTGATTTTTTACCAAGCTCATTTCCACATCTTGGTACTAAAAGGATGTTACTGGAAGAAACGGGAGTCTGCGTCATGCTTTTAATTTTTTCATGTATGAACCATTGACAGCCAGCAGAATATCGTTTAACCTAGAATAGCTTTCCAAATAGAAAAAGCCCGGTTTTCCGAGCTTTTTGTGCAGTATTCTGTTCAATGTACGAAATATAGCACATCCATCATGCTATACTGAGAAAAAGAAAGGACGCGATAATAATGTTGATCACCTGCCCAGAGTGCAATCTTCAGGCCAGCGATAAAGCCATCTCCTGCCCTCACTGTGGTTATCCTCTTCGTGCGGAACTATCCCAAACAATCGTTGCCCACAAAACCAAAAAGCGTAATCGCCGTAGACGCTTACCAAATGGATTCGGCCAAATTACAGAGATCAAGACTGGTAACTTACGGAACCCCTTTCGCGTAATGGTAACTGTTGGAAAGAACGAAGAAGGCCGTCCTATCTGCAAGCCATTAAGACCGCAAGCCTATTTTGCTACCTACAACGAAGCCTATCAAGCTTTGCTGAATTTTCGTCGTAATCCGTTTGATCTTGGCAGCTCTACAACCCTCAAAGACTTGTACGAGAGGTGGTATAAAACCCGCATAGGCAAGGTCAGTCGTTTCACTCTCGCTCGGTATCGCACATCGTGGGATTATTCCTCGTCCATCCAGAATAAGCGAGTTTGTGAAATCAGAATTTCTGATTTGCGGAACTGTATCGAAAACGGTGTCATTCTGTATGCCGGTAAAGAGCGCCACCCTGAAAATAATGCTAAAGATTCAATTAAAGCACTTTACAATAACCTGTTTGATTATGCCGTTGCCTGCGGAATCATCGATAAAAACCCAGCCAGACAATTTACGATTGATTCTGGATATGTCCGAAAGCCAAATAGTCATATTCCATATTCAGATGAAGAAATCGAAATTCTGTGGAATAGTCTTAACAAGAGCCCTGTTGTTGATATGATTCTGATTCAGTGCTATTCGGGGTGGCGGCCTGGCGAACTATGTGACCTTCTGGTTGCTAACGTAGACCTGGAGCATAGGACCTTCACTGGCGGTAAGAAAACAAAAGCGGGAACAAACCGGACGGTTCCGATTCATTCCCGCATTTATGATCTTATTCAGGCCCGTTACGAAAAAGCCCTCAAAATCAATTCGCCATATTTATTTAATCATGTGTCTAAAGGTAAAAATGCCCACACTAACTACGCTTCGTTCGAGGCCAGACTCCTTGTCACTGTTAAAGAACTCAACTTAAATCCTGCACATACTGGACACGACGGACGTGTACATTTTGTTACATCTGCAAAGAAAGCTGAAGTTGACGAGTACGCTTTGAAACGCATAATCGGGCACTATATTTCCGACCTCACCGAACGTGTCTATACAGCTCGCAGTACCGACTGGCTACAAAAAGAAATCCAGAAAATCCCTTAATGGCTGTCGATTCATGTATGATCAGTGTACGAATCACTCAATTTCAGGGCATTTTCTTTGCACTTTTGAAGCCTTCGTCGAACTCAATTTAGCGTATTAACGTTCATCCGCATCCAATTCTTAAATAGAAATGGTGTTGCAGCTAAGACTGTAAATGGAAAGACTTACGCTGCAATTGCAATGACCTATGAGGTTACAGTTGATACATCTGCAA